AACAGAGTACCTGATTGAGGCTAAGAGATTAAAGTTAAGTATTAAGCTTCCACATGTCAACGAGTCTGATGTATTCTTTTCCTTAAAGGAAGACTCAATTAGATTTGGTCTTGGAGAAGTAAAGTTTATTTCAGATAGTATCGCAAACAAAATTATTGACCAGAGACCATTTAATTCTTATTCAGAGTTTATTGATAAGGCTTCTAAAAAAGGAAGCGGAATTAATAGCCGTGCAGTCTCTGCTTTGAATGCAATTGGCGGAGCGGCATTTCCAGATAATCCAAGAAGCGGAAATGAAAAAGATAGTTACTATGAGTATCTAGGAATACCAACGTTTAACCTAGAAGGAATTCCGCCACGCATTAAGTCACAAGCAAGACCAATTGAAGAGTTTGAAGACTTGGGGTCATTTGTTATGTTTGGTATGGTTAAATCAATCAAGCGTGGGAATGGCTGGGCACGTATTGAGTTAGTAGATGAAACTGGATCTATTGGTCTATTTCATACAGAGCAAACCCAAATTGAAACTGGGCAGATGTATTTTATACTTGTGGGAGATAATAGAATTGCTCGTTATGTAAAGGTTAGCGATATTGATCCAACGGGTTCTAATTCATTTGTAGACTACTTATACAAAAAAGAATATGACCTTGACGAAGGCGAGTATGTTGTAGTAGACTTTACTCCGTACGTTACAAAAGCTGGTAAGACAATGAGCCACATAGTTCTTTCAAATGCACAGAAAGAATTAACCAGAGTAATTGCTTTCCCTACAATGTATAAGATGTCTTTGGCAAAAATGAGAGAAGGCATGAAGTGTAATGTTGTTCTATCGACTTTAGACGATGGAACCTTAATGGTAAAGGAAATAAAATGACACAAGACATAGAAGGCCTAGTAACTTCAATTAGCATGAACCAGGTGCTGGTTGCTATTCTTGAAGAACATGGTAAGTTAGTTGTACCAACATTAAGGTTTTTAGACGCTAATGTTAGTAATAAAGAATTAGTAATAGACTATGACGAGGAAGGCCCGTCATTTACTTTTAGCTTAAGGGATACAGATGCAGTCGGATCAGATTCTAACTGAGTATGGATTAGACGCTTTGTCTGCCATTCTTCATGAAATTGCAATAGAAAAAGGTTTTTGGGATGGTGAATATAGCCATGACAAAATTGGAAATAAATTAGCTCTTGTGCATTCTGAAGTAACTGAAGTATTAGAAGCAATTAGAAAATCAAAAGGAAGCGAAAGCATTGTAGAAGAAATGGCTGATGTGATAATTAGACTACTTGATGTTTATGCTGCAATGAGAAATGAAGAGCAGGTATTGCATAGCCTAGATGAAATTCTAGAAAAGAAAATTAATATAAATAAGGAGCGCCAAAAGCTTCACGGGAATTTGTTTTAATGCTATACTATAGAAAAGAAAGAGTTTAAATGACAATAGAAATAGATAGCATATTAGCTAAGCTAGATCCAAAAACAAGAGCAAGAGTTCAATCTGCACAGGATGTACAAGTTGAAAAACAACTTACTCCCAGTATCGGATTAAACTTTGCTTTGCGTGGAGGTTTAGGTTATGGAAGACAAGCACTAGTATGGGGCAATAAGTCTGCTGGAAAATCTTCTTTCTGCTTACAGATGATTGCTCTTGCACAAAAAGAAGGAAAGACCTGTGCTTGGATTGATGCAGAGGCTTCTTACGATCAATCTTGGGCAGAAAAATTAGGAGTAGATTCATCTTCCCTTATTTACTCTCCAGCAAAAACCGTTAATGATATGGTTGATGTTGCTACAAAACTCATGGACGCTGGTGTTGATCTGATTGTAGTAGACTCAATCTCGGCATTACTCCCTGCAATTTATTTTGAAAAAGATGGAAATGAAATGAAGGATTTGCAAGACACTAAGCAAATCGGCGCTGAAGCAAAGGATATGACCCACGCAGTCAAGATGTTAAACTATGCAAACAAAAACACATTACTTGTTCTCATCTCACAACAACGAAATCAGTTTGGATCTATGCATGCTAGTCACATCCCCACGGGTGGCATGGCAGTCAAGTTCTTCTCTTCCACAGTCATTAAACTCTGGTCGTCTGAAGCTGAGGCTAACGCTATCAAGGCTGGCATTAAAGTTGGCGACAAAATTATTGAACAAAGAGTTGGCAGGCCAGTTAACTGGATTGTTGATTACAACAAACTCGGCCCCCCAAATCTATCGGGACAATACGACTTCTACTACCAAGGGGATATTCTTGGTGTAGATAGCGTAGGAGAAACTTTAGATGTTGCAGAAATGTGCGGCATTGTAGAAAAAGGTGGTGCATGGTACACAGTAAATGGAGAACGTTTTCAAGGACGTGCAAAGGCTGTAGCATATTTAAAGGAAAATCAAGATGTTGTAGACAACTTAATCGGAGAGATAAATGCCAAACATTAATGAGTTTCTTAATAAGCCTGAGAAAATAATGGCCACCGAGCTGGAAAAGTTTGATGGAATTAAGCCTTGCTCAAAGTGTGATAAGAATTCTGACGTGTACTACTGGGATGCAATTAACATGACTATATCTTGGGAATGTCCTGATGGTCATAAAAATTTGTATACGGTTGCTTAATGTCAGAAAGATCAGAAGTAAAACGTGATGGTGCCAAGGCTCAAAAAAATAGTGGTCGTGGTGACTATCAAAAAGGTGATGCTAAATGGAATCAATTTCTTGTGGACTACAAGGAAGCCAAAGCTTCATTTAATTTAAATAAAGATGTATGGGCTAAAATCTGTACAGATACTTTTAAGGTAAGCAGAGATATGCATCCTGCCCTTAAAATTATTATCGGTGAGGATTCCAAGGTTCGTCTTGGAATCATTGAGTGGTCAGTCTTAGAAGACTTGATCGCATTCTGGGAGGAAAATAATAATGGCTAATCCAACAATTACAATCGTTGGTCGTGTAGGACAAGATCCAGTTAAGCTTAATGGAGGCGGAGTTAGACTACGTATCGTATCTAATGACCGTGTAAAGAATGATTCAACAGGTAGCTGGGATGACAAAGATACATCATGGTGGACCGTTAAGGCGTGGAAAAGTTTGGCGGAACAAAGCATTGCTACTTTAAAGAAGGGCCAAGAAGTAGTTATCGTAGGCAAAATTTATGAAGAGACGTGGAAAGACAAAGAAGGAAATAACAGAACATCATATGACGTAAATGCAGAAACAATTGCAGTAACCACATGGTCTTTATCAAAGGGCGATTCAAATGTATCTAAGCAGTTCCCCAAATCAGACTCATGGACATCTCCATCTAAATGGGATATTACAGAAGCAGAGGTTCCATTTTAATGAAAGAATTAATCTATACAACACTTACTGGAATTGCAGTAGGCGGAGTATTTAGTATATTTAAGTTGCCAATCCCTGCCCCACCAGTATTTGCTGGCTTGATGGGAATTGTTGGTTTATGGATTGGCTATGCTATTGTACAGAAGGTGTATCGATGACGACCTTTTTTATGGGATTAATGATTGGCATAGTTGTCGGATACGCAATGGGAATTTTTGCAGACAAATGGGATAAGAAGATTAAAAATGACAGAAGATAAGAATACCCTTGAGCTAATCAGCAATATTACGGAGTTTAATGACCTTCATGATTTTATGAAGGATGAACACTTAGATAAAGCCATGGCAATTGTGGTAAAATTATTAATGAATCCTGATGTCCCATCATCAAAAGCACCACATTTAATTATGGAGCTTCAGGCAATGTCAACAAAGTTTGCAGTTCTTGCATCTGTATATTCTACAATTGCCAAGGACAAGGCTGGAACAGAAAACAATAATAAAAAGAATATATATTATTCTGTAAAAGAGTCCATAGACAAATTGGTTGATGCGCTTAAATATGTTGTGAGGTATAACTCCTAAATGGGTAGAGATATAGTAAAGAATCTAAAGTTTAAAAAGCATACGGGAAAGTTTTTTGATCCAGAATTATTTGCTCAGTTGCTTGATGAGTCCTATCGAAATACCAAACGTGCAGATGGAGAAATGACAAAAAAGTCATTTAGCCCAAGCTCTCTGGGATACGGTCACGGAACGTGCCCACGATATTGGTATATGGCTTTCTCTGGCGCAATGTTCATTGATGATAATGATGCAGTTGCAGTTGCCAATATGGCGCAGGGAACACAGGCTCACGAAAGACTTCAAAAGCTTATCTCTACTATGCCTCAATTTAAAATGGAAGAAGAAGAAATTCTTAACGAGTATCCACCCATAAGAGGATTTATAGATCTAATTATGGAGTATGATGGCGAAACCGTGATTGGTGAAATTAAGACGGCTAAGCAAGAAGTATGGGATACAAGACAGTCTGAAATGAAACCCACTGCTAATCATATGCTTCAGTTGCTTACGTACATGAAGCTAAAGAATGCTAAAGAGGGATTCTTTTTATATGAGAATAAGAATACTCAAGAAATATTGGTTATTCCAATTTCAATGAACGAAAAGAATACAAAAATTATTGAAGACACATTCCTATGGATGTGTGAAGTTTGGGACAACTTTAAAGATGGCGACCTTCCAATGAGACCTGCTGGTGCTACAAAGTCAAAGATGCCTTGTACATACTGCCCAGTTAAAAAAGAATGCTACTCTAAAGAAACACCATTGGGCACAGTTCAAATTGAAAAGTTTGAGGTTCCTTCTGTATGATTTGTGCTAACTCTGAATGCAAAAAGGATTTTAATCCTAAGACGCATAATCAAAAGTATTGCACTGATGAATGTTGCCGAGTTGCTACAAACCGTAGAATTATGGAAAAATATTATGAGCGTAAGGCTATCAGGAATGGTGCATTGCGACCATGCGGTAGATGCGGGCATCAGTTAAGCAGATATAATAAAGGCGAGTTTTGTGCAACATGCGAAAAGAATATAAATCTTGAAAATAAAAGTAAGCTATTTAGGATGATAGATGACATTAGCTAGCTTAAAAAAGACACAAGCCAACAGGGTTTTGGGCATAGATGCTTCAACTAACTCTATTGCTTTTTGCTTAATGGAAAATGATGTTCCATTAAAGTGGGGCAAGATTAATTTGACTGGCAATGACATATATGAAAAGATTCATGATGCTAAGATCAAGATGGCTTCAATGCTTGATGAACTTAAATCAGATTACATTGTTGTTGAAGGTGCGGTATTTGTAAAATCTCCAGATGCTGTAATTAAACTATCATATGTTTATGGAGTTGTTATAGCAGAGTTGATGTCTACAGGAGCTAAGGTTATTACGATAGCCCCATCTTCTTGGCAGGCCTACATAGGCAATAAGAATCCTACAAAGGAAGAAAAGTCGGCTATCAGGGTAAAGAGTCCAGGATACGCAGACTCATGGTATCAAAATCAACTACGTAATATGCGTAAGCAAAGAACAGTAGATTATTTTAACAAGAAATACAATCTATCATTATCAGATTTTGACGTAGCAGATTCATTTGGAATTGCACATTACTCAAATAGTATATTGACAGAACGATGAAATATTATCAAAGTAAAGATTGGCTACACCGTAGATATGTCTTGCAAAAGAAGACAGTTACTGAAATAGCCAAAGAGTGTAATGTATCTGCTATGACCATACAAAGATACTTAGATCAGTTTGGATTAATTAAAAAACGATGAGTATACCAGTTCTGATAGTTCCAGTATTAAATAGATATGATCTTCTAGAGTCTATGCTAGAAGAAATTAACTATCCAATTGACAATATCTTGATTATAGATAATGGTGGTCAGTTTAAAACACAAAAAGAAAACGTTAAAGTTTTAAATATGCCAGCAAACTTAGGCTTATCAGCTGCATGGAATCTTGGAATTAAATGTTATCCTCACTCTAAGTATTGGCTTTTTGCTTCTGCCGATACTACTTGGGGCACAACTGCACTAAAACAAATAGATAATTTAAGCGGGTCAGACAAGCTAATACTTACAAATGATTCTTACGGATGCTTTTCTGTTGGAGAGAATGTAGTAGAAAAGGTTGGCATATTTGATGAATATTTCTATCCTATATACTTTGAGGATAATGATTTTCACGAAAGAGTTGCAAGATTCTGCCCTGAGAATACAATAGTGTCAACAGATATTAATACCGCCCCAGAGACAGGAAGCCAAACAATTAATAGTGACGACAAGTTAAAGAATATAAATCACGAAACATTTATTAAAAACCAAGAGTATTATAAATATAAAAAGGAAAATAACTTTGAGATTTCTAAGCCTTGGTCTTTGTCTAAAAGAAGGGATCATGAATGGCTACGATAGGAGTATTACCAGCTTCAGGCAAAGCTTCTAGAATAGGAGGGATACCTAAATTTTGTTTACCTATATCAGATGAAAGATCATTGATTCAATGGCATGTGGAACAAATGTTAGAAATGTGTGATGAGGTTAGAATTTCTACAAGATCAGAATGGGTTCCTATTATTCAAAATATGGATATGAATGTTAAAATAATGGTTCGTGAACCTTCAACTATGTCAGATGCAGTTAAGTATATGGTTGGAGATTACAACGACACAGTTCTTGTTGGGATGCCAGATACATATATTTTAAATGCTCCAGGGAATATATACAAGGGCTTATTTAAAGAAGACACCGCAGACATTGTTTTGGGAATTTGGGAATGCGGGGAAACATTAAAGGGCCGTGTAGGACAAGTTCTGGTATCAAATAATAAACTAATTGGTTCAGAAGATAAGGTAGACAATTGTGATTATCCAGACATGTGGGGCACTATGCTATTCCGCAAGAATATGATAAGATACATAGATACAACACTAGATCATCCAGGAAAACAATTAAAGGAGTGGATAACTCAGGGTGCCAACATTAGGGCGGTAAGACCAGGCGGACAGTATATGGATATTGGAACGCTAAGAGGACTTAAACAGTTATACAAGGAGATGGAATAATGTTAAAGCCAGTATATGAAGATGTATCTCAGTTTCATTGTAATGATTTGTATTTAAGAGCAATAGGGGCACCAGCTGGGAATAAGATCTGGTCAACATGTCATGAAGTTGCACATATGCTAATTGAAAAGAATATATCATATGGCAATTCAGCTTTAGAGCCTGCAAGAATATTTTCAACGGCGGACTCAACAGAGCAATTAAAAGTTCGTATTGATGATAAATTAAATAGAGTAAAGAATAACCAAGGCTTTGCTGGAGACAATGATATTGATGATTTGATTGGATATTTAGTATTATATAAGATTGCAAAGGCTAAATCTAATTGACATTTTAGTCGACTGAAAGTATAATAGACTAATGAGCGAAATAGAATTATCAGAGCATTTTGATAGAATGAATAGGGTGGTTGAAGAACTCCTTAAAGGAAGTACGCCTACTCAAATCGCCACAACTACTGGAATCCAGCGCAAAGAGGTACTTGAGCTAATTGACGACTGGAAAGATGTTGTACATAATGATAGCAATATTAGAGATCGAGCCCGAGAGGCCATCTCGGGGGCCGATCAACACTACGCTATGCTTATCAAAGAGGCCTGGAAAACAGTAGAAGATGCAGATCAGTCTGGCCAATTAGGAATAAAATCTGGCGCATTAAAGCTTATTGCAGATATAGAAACCAAAAGAATTGCAATGCTACAGTCTATCGGCGTACTTGAAAATAATGAAATTGCATCACAAATTGCAGAGACAGAACGCAAGCAAGATATTCTAGTTAGAATTTTAAAAGAGACTACATCTATATGCCCTAAGTGTAAAATGGAAGTAGCAAAAAGATTATCTCAAATCACTGGAGTAATTGAATCCGTTCCAGTAGAGGAAGCCGATGTCGTTTGATTTTAATGACCTTATCGACATGCTCGATGGAGAGGAGTTTGATGAAAAACCAGTCGATCTTAAAACGTTTGTCAGAAGTCCAGAATACCTTGGGCTTCCAGAACTTTCCGACTACCAGTATACTCTTATTGAAAAAAGCTCACAGATCTATAAAGAATCAACGCTCATCAAGCTTTTTGGAGAAGAAGAGGGAAAAATAAGATTTAAGCAAACTGCTAATGAAGTAGTTGCCCAATTGGGAAAAGGTTCAGGTAAAGATTACTGCTCAACTATTGCAGTATCTCATATAGTGTATTTACGATTGTGCCTTAAAGACCCAGCAACTTACTATGGGAAACCTCCAGGCGATAGCATTGACATTATTAATATTGCTATTAACTCTCAGCAGGCAAGCAATGTATTCTTTAAAGGTTTTAAAACACGCATAGATAAATCACCTTGGTTTGCAGGAAAGTACAATGATAAGGCCTCAGAAGTTAAATTTGATAAAGCTATTACAGTACACTCAGGCCACTCAGAACGTGAAGCCTGGGAAGGATATAACGTAATTGTAGTTATTCTTGATGAAATTTCAGGATTTACAAT